TGTATCTCACGGTAGAGCGCCCCGGAATGATTTCTACGAACTCCCCCTCTAGCTTGGCCCGCGCTCGGCTGCGAGTACGCTGCCAAAGTAAATGAGGATATCCCAGCAATTCGAGCAAATGAACCTCTCCATCTCTCTTGTTGGTAACCGTGATCTGGTTTCCATCGTGAACCAAGACATAGGGCGCTTTGAGAATCTTGTTATCTTCCCAGGTAAGATCGATATCCTTCCAGGGTTCTTCGGGATCATCATAGTGATCCTTGTAGTGTATTGGCCCCTGATAAGCCTCTAGTCTCTTTTTCCCATTGCCTAACTCAAAAGTCTTTGATGCCTCTCGCCTTCGGGTAATGATCTCTTCCATTTAGCCTCCTATGCAATGCCTGACTTACCAGCATTCCTTTGCTGAGTATGAACGATATTCTTCCTGACCATATCAGTCAAGTCTCTCTCTGCGATCACCGATCCTGCAATATGATAATGCTGGGTGATAGTAGTCTGAGAGCTTGATGCCGGATGGTTCATTATTGATTGAAGCGATCTTCCTTCAAGCGCATTTCCAGCGCCCGGGATCTGCCCCCCGGGGAAGATCGATGGCTGGCCTGGCGTTGCAGCTTGCACTGTCGATTGTCTGGTAGCTCTCATTATTCCAGCAGTAGCTCCCACTCCCACAGCAGCACCTATTCCCAGCATAGCCCATCCCCCAGGCCCGCTCAATGCTGCCAGAATCGATTGAACAATAGCCATGGATCTCATCGCTGAAGTGGCTTGGATGATAATAGGGATCAGCCGCGAAAAAGCTGTCGCTGACATAATTACCGCAGAAGCGATCTGCAGGGTATTAGCTAGCATCTTCGCTTGGGGATTATCGACTTGTCTCAATAAACCGCCCACTGAAGATAGAGCACTTCCCAGGGCTGATAGTGCCACAGTGGTATTGATCGATTTTAGCTGTACCTCTTGGGTATTCTTCGCTAATTGCTGCATGCCCGGGCCTGTTTCATCATACATTCGGGCAACGATAGCAACAGAAGCTTCTTCACCCATTAAACGATCCTCCTGCTAGGGATAAGTGCTTCACCTCTTTATAGAGCAACAACCTTTCTAGTGTAGGCTCCGGGAAGCCATCCAATTCCTGCGGACTGAAGCCTGTTTCCACTACTAAGATTGCCTCTTGCATCTCTGCCGGTATGGAATACCTGTGCGGCAGCTTGATTCCCAAGAATAATTGCTCCGCTAGTCTCCGGCTTTGCTCTCTGGTAAAGGGGGCTCATACAGCTTGTTAGCCTCTCTAATCAGCTTTTCGTGCTGCTTCTCAGGCATATCATCCAGCGTAGCTTGGCTGATCTCTCCTAATGTCCATTCCTTGATCTGTCCCAGAATCAAGACATCACCTGCCCGGATCATATCAACTTGAGAGATGATCTGAGTTAGCTTTGTAACACGCTCTTTTACTGTGGGGAGTCCCATGGCAGCTTTGTAATCAGGAAGATCATGGTATGGCTGATAGACCTCCTGGATCCTCCGGGCAGTTCCATGCCTCAGCTGCTCATATAGCTCAGCACAGTCACCATCGCCCAGATCAATAGTAATCGTTTTCATGAACCTACTCCTTTCGATCTAGTAATTCCTCGCAAGGTTGCAGTTGCCCTTACCAGCGACCCCACCCTGGTAAGAGGCTGATAGTTTTCAATAAAGCACGTTCCGTAGAACTTCGTTTTGCCGGCGCCGGTTCCCCGCGGATAGTATTCGAATGCCACCGCATCAGTCTCTTCCAGTAACGCAGCTAATACCGTATCTGTCCCTACGCTAGCATCTTCGTTATAGACAAGCTCCAAGTCTAAGCTCGTCAGGCTCATGCCAACATATGGGCGTTCGTGTGTTGCCCCTAAAGCTGTGGCATCGTGAATCTGGCTGGCAAAACGTGGGGTGATCGAAACGATATTAGGGGAGATATCCCGAAGCGTGGATCCATCGTTTAGCTTCAGAACAGATTCCAGACTATCATAGACAGTTGCTTCAGTCATTGCATGCCTCCTTACTCATGGCCCCGACTAGTACCCCGTAGCGTACAGGTTGCGCTCACCAGGCTTCCTACTCTCGTTATGGGCTGATAAGCCTCGATAACGCAATATCCGCTAAACTTGCTCCCAGCTTCTCCCCGGGGAAAATAATCCCAGGTAACAGGTGTTTTCGATCCTAACAGCGGGCCGATCACCGTATCACTGCCCACTGTAGCATCTTGATTGAACAGAAATTCAACATCAATGCTGGTCAATCCTATCCCTGGATGCGTGCGCTCATGGGTAGCTCCCAGAGTCGTTCCCTCAGTCAATACACGCCCGAACCGGGGAGTGATATTAACCACGCTGGCTGAGACATCCTGTTCGTTGATCTTCAAAACAGACAAAACACTGTCATAGAGTGTTGCAGTCGTCATAATGCCTCCTTACCGGATAGATAACCCGCAATGCGGATCCCTATCTTCTCAACGATTGCTTGAACCTCTGGCATTAGGCTTTCCAGTACACGATGATGATAGGGATTAGCTTTCGTGCCAGGATGATTTACCCTGGTAGCAAAAACCTCTGCATCTCCAATAAAGAAGTGCAGTGCTTTTGCCAATCTTGGCCGGATCTCATGCGGTTCTGTCCCTTCTCTAACGAACCAGCCATAGAACATGCCGCCATATTCTTCGGGTGTTTTAGCTGGCTGCAATACGATAAGCTCTTGAAGCTCTTTTTCTGTGATCCTGAAAAAGGTCGACCGGGCAAGTTTCCCTGTCCGCTTGGGTGTCGCATCTGCCAGGGGGCCTGTCCCTTTTGCCGGCACAAAGAGTCTCCCGATTGCTCGCAATCCCTCGTTAAGCGTAATGCGCATTATCGTATCGCCCCGGTTAAGCCGATCCTGTAGCTCTTTTAGGCCATGTATCTCGAAACTGATTACAGTTGCCACTTTTAGCCTACCCTTAATGGTTGAACCGCTTGCTTAACCTCTAAATATAGTCGCTGCCCTCTATAAGCGGTTTTCTTGCCTCCCAGGGGCTCTGGAGCATCACCGGTAAGAATCTCTGCCCGGTATACTCCCTCTGTCGCATTTAACAGGGGGTATCGGGCTAATAGATCGATCACCTTCTGGCGCTCAATAGCCAGGGTATCCTCCATGTCCTGGATTCTTCCTCGCCAGGGAACATAAATATCAACCTTGATGGTCCAGGTATGTTCTACTAAGGCAAGGGTAAGATCCTTTCTTGTTACCCGGGCATACATCACGCGGATTAACCGGTTCCAGCCCTTCTTGATCCCATCCAGCCCGCCTCGCTGACAATTGAATTCATCGAAATCATCATGCAAGTGCAGGATATCAAGAACAGCGTTTTCAATGTCCAGATAGGTTGTCATTCTTCTTCTTCGTCTTGCCCTGAGATATCCAGCATCCCTCTCTTGTATAGCGCATCGGGAATAGTTGATCTGATCTGGTTCTCAATGGGATCGTGTACCATGCTTGCGCTGAGCTTGCGTTCCCAGATCAACTTTAGAGCGTTCTTCAGATGCCTCTCATACATCTGCGCCCTGGTCTGGCCTATATCTTCCATTTGCTCAGCAGGATCATAAGCCTCAGTAGGAATTGTTGCCAGGAGTCTGCCGGCAGCGCCATACTCGTTAGCAGCCTTCAAGAAAGCATAAGCGTGCGGATCCGTGGCTGAAACTACCGGCACGACATACCCCATCACATCAAGGGCATTGTCGATCTCTGCAGCTACGTTCGCTAGCTCAGCCTCTACCTGGGTAACTGTTGGCACCGTAGAGGTTGAAAACTTACGCCCAGCTACGATATCCCCAATTAAGCGCTCAATCCCATCTTTCGTGCCATACATTATTCGCCTACTTCGAGCTTTCCAGCTACTAGGTCTATCCAGACACTAACAGTTTTCTTAGTGACATCAGTCGGCGCTGTCCCAAAATAGCAGCGCAGCAGATAGAACGGGTAGGGATAGGCATGAGTGTAATCATGATAATGAGCAGTAGTTAGAATCGTGCCATTGGCGATTTTCTCTGTTCCCGGATCATCGGGCAAGGCATCAGCAGCATGCAAGCCATGGATCTCCCAGGTCAAGGTCTGATTCGTGGGGTTAGCGATGCATGCGCCGATAACATTCTTCCCCCTGGCTGGGAACCTGAAATCATGATAATCCTCATCATCTCCCAGGAAACTCCCGCCTAGATGATAAGCCATGAGAGCTTGACGATAGTGGACTTGCTCGACAGGGGTTAATGCCCCAGCTACGATTGACATCTTAGCCTCCTTCTCGGTTATATTTCACGCCTAGCTTATGCGTGATATTCAGAGGGGCACCGGATCGCCCCTCTGTTTTATTCTTCTTCTATGATGGCTGTCCGGTAGAGAGTCCCCCGGCATGGAAGTTTCCCACCCATATTAGTGCTGTTGAAACGAGATTGAATCCGCTATTGATAGCAGATGGGAAGGAACAACCATGAACAACGCCGGAATTTTCGTTAGCATCGTTGAGACTGATATACTTGGTTGGAGTGGTTCCATCTTCTTGGCGCAGAAAATGGCACTCTCCGATATCCAGATCTCTGAATCCCACTGCTGCAGATCCTCCGCTACCAGCTGCTTCTTCAAAGTCGGCAGCCGAGTTGTCGTGAAAGGTACAATCACGAAAGCGAACCTGTGTTACAGCCCCATAGTCAGTGCATACCAGTTTAATGCCAATTGTGTTCCAGCAGAATTCACAATTAAAGAACCATAGATCAGCGCCAGATCCATGGGTACCAGCTGCTTTCTGAACGACAGTCCCTAGCGTTAAAAGTACTCCGATTGTTCCTCCCTCAATTTTGCAATCGTAGACTCTTAACCGAGAACCGGTATTGCTGAGAGCACTGCCAGCACCATCCCCATCCAGACCGATATTAACAAGGGTTAAGTCATCTGAATGGTTCGTCAGCGCTGTTGCGTTTGTGGCTGATGGGGCTATATAAGCAGCGCCCCTTCCCCCCAACCCAACAATCGTTAGGTTAGATTTGGTGCGGGCGATTGTTACCGCTTCGTCATATTCGCCGGGGAAGACAAATATAACGTCATTTGCGACAGCCTTGGCTATAGCAGCAGCAACAGTAGCTAGCGCTTTGCCAGATATAGTCCCGGCATTACTATCTGAGCCATTGTTGCCATCAACGAAATATTGATTGCCTACTATTAGCAACGGCAAGCCATCTATGAATTTTGCCGTTATCCTGTCAAAGCTGTGCGTACCTCTGTGTCGTATAGTTTGCATTGCAAATCCCTCCTATTAGAGATTTACCCCGCGGGCGGGCATCTTATATTTACCCGCCCGCACTAGCATTCTGTTTCCGTTCAGCTTATAGCGGCGGAGAAGAAATAGCCCAGGTCAGATGCGCAAACGCAGTGATCAAAGGCGTGCTTCCCTTTCAGGAAGTCTCTGTCTCTGTCGTCCTGGCGCATGGTAGAAATGGCAACGGTATAGCCACCCCCCCAATTACCACGCCAGACAAAGGTATATCCGGCCGCTGGCACGCGGATCCCCGGATTAGCCGGGACATGAAGCATCAACGCGTTCTTGCCCCAGATAAACCCTCTAGTGGGAGTGGAGTCACCTTCGTTAGTAGACTCATAGACGCTCGCCCCCACTAACAAGCGCGGTACTCGCAAGGCCCGGCGTACCTCTTCGACCTCAAGGATTCCGGTCTGCGTGTACTTAAACTTGTCGAGTAACAGGGGATGCTCAGCCAGCACATCAAAAACCTCTTGCCCTATGATAAGGGTATTGGCAAGCTGGCCGGTCGACTTCTGAATAGTCTGGCGTCCCAGCAACACATCACTGACAGGATCGGAGTTAACGTAGTCACTCCAGAGCGGGAAGTTGGTGCCGCCTACTACGTCAGTCTCCCATTTGGTGAGAGCAAAGATATCAGATACCAGGGACAGCTCTCGGTTCAACAGGAACTGCTGCGCCAGCCATTCGGCCCCGGTGATCTCCAACTGCACCGCATCATCTTGGTTTGCAACATCTTCATCCGGCAGGCCGTAGCCCAGGTGAAACAGGTTGCAGTAGAACGGTGAATTAGAAATCTTCATCCTACCCTCAGGATAGGTATCTCCGGGAGTCCTGCGCTCTACCGCATTCCTCATCCAGAAGTCCTTGTCCCAGATGTAGAACTTGTCCGATTGCTTGTCCACCGGTACAATCGGGAAAACCGTATCAGCGATGAACCCTTCCTGCTTGTATGCTATGGCGATATCAGACAGGGGGCCATCGATATGAATCGTGCTTTTAGTTGGATTTGGCATGTTTCTACTCCTTCAGGGCTGGACCATACTATGTAGAGGCCGCACCCTTAACAGGATTAGCGCATTGTATGAGGGCTTCGGCGATCTCTCCCGAGGCGCCGCCCTTCGTGATATACCCAGCACAGTATTTGGTGATATCGCTGCCAGGTGTCCACTTCTTTGCAGTTCCATCGGAATGGAAATAAATGGGTTCCCCTGCAACTAAAGTGCCACTCAGCACTACTGGGCTTCGACCTATCACACATACCTGAGCTTCCTGGCCGGATTCCGGGGCGTTAAGCAATATCCCTACCGGAATATCGGTATTAGCAGCAAATATGACTACTGTGCGATCTGCGCTCAGCTTTACGCCATAATACTGCTTGGCCGATAGGTTGCCTCCAGCTATGAAGCTCTCAGTCCAGATACTTTTCTCGTTCGCTTGTGGCATTATCGTGCCTCCTTACTCGTTTTCTATTAGGGAATCGACCTCTATTTGGTTTCTCTCTGATCGATCCGATCTTGCTCACGAAGATCCGGGAACAACTTCATGACAACTTTGTGAGCTTGCGCCCGGGTAACAGTGGGATTGGCCTTCATATATTCGGTCAGCTTGGCCTCATAATCAGCGGTTTTCGCTCCAGGGCGAGAGGATCCCAGCACCTTCCCTGCAGCCTCCCCGGCCTTTTGCAGGTCCTGGAAGGTTTGCAAGAGACTGTCAGCCTTGGGCTTGCCGGCGATCTCTTCCAGTTCCGCTAGCTCTACCGCCATGGCCTCGGGTGTCTTATTAGGCGCTGCGGTAAACAGACGTGTCCGTTCGAGGTAGCCATGAACCCGCTCATTATGTTCAAGCTTGCCAATCCGCTCTGTAGCTTTCTGCAGATCGGTTTTCGTCTTTTGGTACTGCTCCATGGGCGCAGCCCCCGCCTTCAACTTCTCAATAGCTGCCAGGACATCATCCACCGTAGAATCCTCTGTTAAGCCAAGAGCTTGCGCTATGGCTAACAGGGCAGCAGCCATCTCGCCACCAGCCGGCGGCGGTGTACCTTCAGGCGGTACCCCAGGCGGCGCCTGCATGAGCTTCTTCATGTCTTTGATAGACTTCTCCATGTCTTTGCCCTCCTTTGATATGATTGGGGGTGTTTCGTGCTGTCTTTTCTTGGTAATCTGGTCAAACAAGCCCCGGAGATTCTGCATTAACCCTCTGAACACAGGCGCCCCTCTCATGCCCTTGATCACGTCAGCCATCTTCTCGTTAAGAGTGGTAAATTCGGCCTCGAGTGTTTCTGAGCTAGCGAAGGACAGCACTTGCGCTTTGTCTCGTTTCCCCCCGAAAACGAGCGCTCTGTCTAATGTTGCGCCTGCAACCGCTGGCTCTTCAGCCCCCAGCAGAGCTACTGCAGTGATAGCAGAGCTAAATCCACCTAAGTTATCCTCAATCTCTACTGAGACTGTCCGATACATACCAAGCTCGATTAGCTCTGCAACCGCATCCGGGACACGCTCAAATGAAGCAATAAGCATATTGCCTCTTCGTTCAAGCGTGACCATTCGGCCAATGGAGATCTGGCCCTTGCCTTGATCCCCAATTACCAATTCAACGGGTATGTCTAGCTTTTCAGCTAGCTTTCGATTGAATGAATCAGGCGTATGTCCCGCTTTTACAGGAACAATGCCTGGAACGCCCGCGCCAAAGGCTTCCACCAGTACATCCAGGTCTTTTCCGGTCCACTCCCGGATTTTCCCCGAAGAATCTGTCCAGGTGCCAGTTTCAAAGATTCTTACTCCGGTGACATGGCGCATCTTGGGCGCTGCATAAGCCTTGATCCATCCGATACGGGAAAACTCCCATCCCGCATCTTTGACCGCTTTCTTAGCGGATTCTGTAGCCTCCTTCTCTGCTAACTGCACCGGTTTGGCTGAAGAATCCAGATATTGAGCATAAGCCTCCCGGTAGACAGCCCAGGCGTCAGCCGGCATGCTTGATTCTGAAGGCCACTTACCACTGATCTTATGTTCCAACCAGGCGCAGAAAGGTTCGGGCGAGGATTTGTCTGCGTTCTTTGCTACGCAGTCTGAAAATGAATCATAGGGCCCGAATGGACTCATGGTTCACCTCTTAGTTGCTGCATTTTCGTGTACCTCCTTTAATGATAAGGTTGATATCTTCATTTTGTCAAGAGTTCCTATTCATAGACACCCCTTTGCCAGATTCCATCTCTGAACACTTCCAATCTACATCTACAATTTCCACGACAAGTCACCTGCGCAGCAGGAACGGTAGGAAGTGCATTCCAGTTATCATATTCGCCGACCAGGTTAACGCAACCATGAAAGCCGGCTGAATCATCGCAATGCTCAGCCCGGGGATCCAGTATCCAGCGCACCTTTTCAATCAGTAACCCTTGCGCTAACCGCTCAGACTCTCTGGCATATCCTAGCATGCGCTGCGTTTCGAAGATCATCACCCAGGCACCGCCTGAATATTGCGGCGCCATGGATCTGGTAGATAAAAAGGCATCCTGTAGTTTGCTTGAATCGAACGCTAGCCCCGCTATGATTGCCGGCATAAGGCTAGCAGAGATTAGGGGGATAAGATTCTGCGTAATCATGCGATCCCCCTCGACTTTCTTACTATCAGTCAAGCGAAGCAGATCTGGATGCTCTTTCCTACTGCCGGCTGAGGCATTCTTGGCAATATCGATGCCCCGGGTATAGATCTGAATCATTTGACGCTCGAAAGCTCGAAGCGCTTGCTCGAGGACTCTTTGTTGATCAGCGATGGTTGCTCCGCCCTTCGCCATCTTATTAAGAACTCGTCTAGTCTGGGCGCTCCATTCATCATAAGCTCGACTAATCCGGCGTGTTTGCCGGTTAGTTAACTGCTCCCAGGATCCAGATCCTTGTCGTTGCTTGATTCCAGCTTTTCTCATTTCAGATCAAACAGCCCCGGGATTCCTGGCTTTTCGATCTCTCTTGCCTGCCCTCTTTCTTCATCTGGCAAGGCGGGCCAGTCTAACATTTCCCGGACATGATCTTCATCGATGTCGGTTGGCGTGAAGAGCTTGGCGCCGGTGGCACTGTTAAGCGTGTCTACTATGTTCTTAACATCGATCTTCCCCGGCGGCGCCCATGTGAGTTGAGGATAATCCGTCATTCCCTCGAAGCGATTGAAAGCGAACAGATAAGGGACAAGCTGCTGATTCCAGGCTTCGAGAGTGCTACGCTGCACAGCCCCCAGGGAGAGGTTGAAGAAGTCCTGGGATCCCTGAACCAGAGCTTGTGTCCCTACCTTCTCCATACCCAGCATTAGGAACTGAGCATACATGCGCATCAGAATCTCTTTTTTCTTCCGGTCTATTACCTCACCGATGTTGAACATCTTCTGGCCGGCGCCATAGGGCTTAACCTCTACGCCCGGGGGAGTGATCAAGAATTCGTTTTCATCTCTTCGCATGCCTTTCAACGCTTCTTCCAGTTTGGTAAGCGCAGCATCGCTGACCACACCCTCTTCCGGTAAGCTAGCAACCGGCATGCCCCCTACATCTCGCTCAATTCCAATGCCTTCGAACACTTCAAGGTCTCGAAGCATCCTGTAGGGCCAGTGCAGAGATAACAGAACCGAATGCCCCTCTGGATTGCCCTTTCGTCCGCGGAAGGTTACATGCACGCACTTCGCTAGGGGGATGGGAATCTCAATGTTTAGGTTGGGATCTAGCTGAATCATCTTCAGGACTTCATCTCTGATCTGTGCATCAAACTCCCATCTGGAAAGCGTATCTTGTCCCCGGGGATCAATGTTCTTTAGCCAGTGCCTACCATCCCCTCTCTTTTCCAGCACGATCTCTCCCAGCGCCCAACCGAATTCAATCGATGAAAGCATATCTTCGATATGCGATGCCCAGGTTTGTCTGTGCATCCTGTTGATGCAATCTAACAGCCAGTCTGCAGCAGCGATATCGCCGGGTGTCTGCGCTTCTGCTGGTTCGGTAGAGACTTTCGCTTCCAATAGGGGCAGTTTCACCGCATCCAGGACGGTTGCGATGATGTAGTAATCCCGCATTTCGATGAATTGCTTGCACGCTCTATCCCATGACCGGAACTCTTTGCGCCATTCTTCCTCTATGCGCCCTGCTCGATGTTTAAGCCCTCTGACCCCTATACCACTGGCCCCCTTTGAGTACCGCACCGTGCTGAGGCTCTGCTGGCCCTCTGAGGTCGATTGCTGGCCTTCTCGAGCATAGAATCTGTTTCGTTTTTCTCGTTTCTTATTCATTCTTCATCTCCAGGCGCTCCTGCGCTTTCCAGGATCTCTAATTCCCCGGTAAAAGAGGGATCTAACATTACTCCATCTTCATAGCGAGCAACCTCATAATAATAGATGCCGGGCTCAGCATCGAAGTCATCTTCTTCTACCATCAGCCAGAACTTCGCGCCACTAAACTCACATACTTTCTGGCAGACTTTCTCTGTGGGATCTCCAGGCTTCCAAGCTGTGAACCAAACCTCAGCTTCTTCGTCTACCCATTCATCTGGAATGCCCACGAATTCATATCCGAATCCGAAAGCTCCCTGCTTGATATTTATCTTTTCCATGCTTACCTCACTTTGATCGTGCGCTCATAGAAGGAAACCGTAATAGCCTTATCAATAAGCTGAGCGGTTATTTCACGCTCAGGGAAAGTTATGGTAATCGGGATAAGTCTCATGGCGATGCCCTGAATGACAGATGCTACAGCGATCATGGTCCCTGCTCCGGTAATGGATGCCATGCCCATACATATTATAACCGCAGCTGCAGTTAGGTTTCCTTGGCCCGACATAATCGCTGCCCCTGCTAAAATGGCCTGAGCTGTCGCTGAAAGCGTACCATTGCCTTCTAACAACGCTACACCCTTGATTAGCCGCCCACCTGTAGCTGTGAGCGATCCACTGCCATCTAAGCTAGCTTTGCCAACTGCGATTAACCGGGCGGCCGCTATTATCGATCCTGTCCCAGAGAGTATGCCCTTACCACTGGCTAGATATTCTGCGGTTGCAGCTAAAGCACCTGCCCCGGTTAGGACAACCTTACCAGTGAGAATCAGACTTCCGAAGCCAGCTAGGGTGCCAACTCCAGATAGCATAGCAGAGGCCTTGACTGTGTTCTGCCCGATAGCAGCTAATGTCCCAATGCCAGATAAAGTAGCTGCTCCGGGGAATATCCCTTTCGCTATAGCTCCCAGTGATCCCATCCCGGAGAAAGTAGCGGTGCCATAAAGCAATCCCCCCACCTGCCCTATAGCTGCTAACGAGCCACTGCCAGATAGGATAGCGGTGGCATTTATTAGACATTGTGCTGTTGCCGATAAGATACCAGTTCCGATTAAGGTAGCTTTGCCGATAGTGTCTATACTGGCGGCACCTATCAGAGATCCTTCTGCTGATAGAGTAGCTTTTGCAAGCGTGATCGATACAGCTCTAGCTGTGAGGCTGCCTATCCCTGATAGCGTGACCGATATAGACCAGATAGCGCTGGCTTTAGCGGCAAGGTCCCCGGTGCCTGATAGTGTAGCTTTAGCTGTGTATATGGGCTGAGCCAGCGCAGTCAAGGTACCGGTCCCGCCCAGGGTGACAGAGCCCTTCAGCGTGAGTTTGGCAGTTGCCACCAAGCTGCCCTCTCCTAATAGTGTGGCTTTGCCCGCTAGAATTGAATAGGCACTGGCTGAAAGTATGCTGGTGCCTGCCATGGTGGCGTGGGCGCTCCCGGTGACCTGGCCAGCGGTGGCGAGTGAGCCTATCCCCGATAACGTGGCCTTAGCGGTCCTGATAATGAGGCCAGCCGCCGCCAGGTCGCCGATGCCGGCCATGGTGGCCTTTGCAACGGTGATCAGCACAGCGGTGGCTGAAAGTGTGCCCGTACCTGATAGTGTGGCCTTAACGATCCCGATGATATGGCCGGCTGCTGCTAGCGTGCCTTCGCCTGAGAGTATCGCCTTGCCAGTACCAATAAGCAGCCCGGCGGCGATCAGAGTGCCAGCACCCGATAATATGACTGTCCCCTCAAATATACATCTACCGACCCCGGCTAATGTCCCTATCCCCGAAATCGTCCCCGAACCTTTTAAGGTGCATTTGGCTGCAGCAAATAGACTTCCTGTCCCTGATAAACTTGCAGAAGCTGAGATAATAGTTGTGGTGATAGCTGTTAATGAGCCTGCACCAGAGAAGATAGCCTTCGCATAGCTAGTCTGTTGGCTGACCGCAACTAATGTCCCTGTTCCAGACAATATCGCTTTGCCAGTTATTACTAGCTCGGCTGTGGCGACTAATGTGGCTGTTCCCGAGAAGCTAGCCTTACCGCAAACCTCTATGATTCCGATGGCGGTTACCGCTCCAGTACCACTTAGAGAAGCAGCACCTTCAACAACAGCAATCCCTGTAGGTTTCCAAACCCTACGCTGTTGAGGTTGCGGGGGCTGTCTCCAAATAGGCATTTAATCTCCTAGAGTTCTTCAAAGACTACGGCGATTGACCAACCAGTTAAGGTAGCAGGGTCAGCCAGGAATCTCACACAAAACACTGATGTATTGTGTATGATGATTTCTGTTTCGGGAGTTGGAATCCACAAATAACCATTCAGTGCATTGAAGGCTGCATACCAGAGATCAACATAAGTTCCACCTGTATCAACAGTTGAACCCACACCACTACAAAGAACAGCGTTCCCTGTAGTATTACCAAGAATGGCAGAAGCCACTCCACCAACATCCAAAGGTGCTGGTGTTTTAGCAGTCGCATGAGTTAGGGTTGCTGCTTGGTCTCGTTTAGAAAACGCAAGTCGTAGCATTGCTGAGGTGGCATTGGCAGCCTGCCCAACTTCAACTCTCTTTATTTTGATTTTCCCTCCTGCTGCTAACTCGGTGGCAGAAGTGCTGATTCCTACCAGCCCCCTTGTTACTGTGGTTATGGTTACATTGTCCCCGATTACTGAATAAAGTTTTCCCATAGTTCACCTCCTTTAGTGAGCTAAAATGTGCGGATAAACATTTCTGAAAGGCTGAAAGGCTACTTGCTGACTTCCAAACGTAAAGGTTGGCTCTGTGGCTGCATACTTGGCTGCAAATATCCAATCCAATGAATTAGCTATAGAACCGTGAGACTCAAAGGCAATTTTATTAAACGAGGTAGTAGTAGAATCTGTGACGCTGCCTTTGTTTACATTGTCATAAAGAATATTGAATAGAGAAGCAGCATCCCTCGTAAGTTCAAGAATGTGATAGTTTGTGTCAATAGTCTGAGCCGTAGTATAGAGGACCGTCGCACTGTTTTCATATAATTGAATGTAAATACCCGCCTTAGAATAAGCATAAAGCTGATATGAGGTTGACCGATTGTTATTCTCTACAGAGATAATGAAGGCCTTCTCTGTTGTCGTTTTACATCTAGCTCGTAATCTGAAGGCTGTCAAGGTAGCGGGGGTGTTTACTTCATCGGGAGTGCCAGTTGATGTAGGAGCAAGTATCCCAGCAGCCACCGCCCAAGTCCCTTGTACCACAGTCCAGACAGGATTGGAGGTATAATCACCATCAGTGAATTCATCGCCTGCGATGAAGGTATCTTGAATACTGCTTACCCCCGTAGCATCAGCCTTGCCATAGTACATACGCAAGGTAGTATCAGGAGTGCTATTATTCTGCACATGGACTACAGCCGATGTTGAGGCAATATAGGACTCAATCCAATAGTCAAGTAAGGTCGTGCCATCCGCAGCAGCAAACCTCAAGTCATCAAAGTCCGCCTGACAAAGTGAATTGCAATAGACGACATTCTCGCCATTCGTGCCACTGCCATAATAGACAGTGATTTTAGTCTGATAGTCGGCAGACCCATTTGCGACTGTTATATCACTATAGTAAGGCCATCCTGCGAGCAAACCCATTTAGTCTCCTCAAATCGGATATGTTCCAGTGACTGCTGTTATCGTTAATGCGCCTGCTACCTTGCAGACATGATACGGGGCAAAGGTATTATCAGCCTTTACCGCCACAACTAGGGCAGTTTGAGAGGTTTCATCCATCTTCTCAACATACCCTGCTTTGATTGTGGCGGCAGCCACTAATGCGACAATCTTATTCCTCACTTCTTCCCCAAAACTTGTTGCAGGGGCAGCAGGGAATGGGTCATATTCCCTCCAGGCACATGAGCCATCAGTTTTCATGTAGTAATTGACCCACTGCCTCCGCATAAAGCTACCTTCTGGCTTAGTGAGAAGTAAGGCTTTTATAGTTAATAGATTGTCTCCGGCCCCTTCTTGCCCTAGTGTCTTTGTTTCGTTTATAGTCCAACCTGCGGTTGTGACTTTCGCTAATATCTCTGCTTCTGTCATAGAACCTCCTTACAAACAAGGGCAGGTTGCCCTGCCCCTGTCGTCACGCTACGGTTACATCAAGATCGCCAGCTGCAAACTTGAATGTATCCCCGGTCCCTATGGTTTTGGGAACATCAAGCTGTGTCCACATCAGAACGTGGCCGCTGGTGAGAGCATCCATGAGGGCGGCGTGGGTTATGATTCCCCAGTCCGCCGAGGCTTGCGGGAAAGTGATGTCAGCAGCATTGGAAGTCGCTCCGCCCGCGCCAGTAGCTTCTGTTAACCCAGCTAGCTGCCGTGCGTAGTCACCCCCGGTGACTTCGGTGGCGGACCAGCCGCTGTCGGCCTCCAGGCCGGTGACGGCTGTGAAGAGGGCCACATACGCAGCTACCTGCACCCCAGCCACGTTCCTTAGCGAGTTTAGGATTTTGTTCTCCATGTAATCTGAAAATTCTGCCATTGACTTGATCCTCCTTTATATTTTAGATTCGATCCCGAGTTAGATACAAAATACTTTTCACATCGATCTGCCTCCTTCTATTAGCTAAACATCAGTTTTCCCAGACACCCTAATAATAGTGCCAGGAAGACCAGAATGAAATTCAGCTTTATATCTTGAAAGCGCAGCCGGCGCGTCAGCCAGCGGTTATTATCGATAAGCCTCTTTAGGATCCCATTGCCATTGAACACAGCTTCCCAGATCATAGCCATCTGCTCTTCTGCAGTAGCCGGCTTGGGCGGAACACGATGCTCAATCTTTTCCTCTGGATCTCCAAATAAACTTTTCATTCTCACACTCCTGTCAATTTAAGCTATTACCTTCCAAAAGAAAGCAATCACGATCAGCCAGAATACTACACCGCAAGCCCGGCCAAACATATAGTAATGATACTCATAGAGCGGGTTGCCTGGCTTATGAGTATCGGCCTGTTTAACCCATGCCTCATAATCGGGTGGCATATCCCAGCGTGGTTTCAAGAAAGCCACAGTCTCGCATATCCCAATTAGAAAAGCGTGTCTCTCTTGCCAGGATGAAAGGATGCCCTCTGGCCCGAACATCTTCTTCAGAAACTCCCAGAATCCCAGCTTGAACCAGTTCATCTTCGCTTGCGCCCCCTCTTATGGCGAATATCTTTATACCCATGACGCTGCTCTGGGCGCCATCTGTCTATCTGCCAAGAAAAGCCAGGATCGCTCATATTAGTGCGGTTGCTCCCTCTAAAGAATAGAACTCGGTTATCCTCTTTGTCCAGAGGTATAAGCCATCTGTCTCAGTTTCCAGGATCATGTGTTCGCTGTCAGGATAGAGGATCAGAATATAAGAGTGGCCACTTTTGTAATCCAGGATAGCCGCTAGCTGATTCACGCCAAAGATCAGATTCGTGGTGACCTTGAATAGCATGGTGAAATCCTCGCAATCGAACAGATCCCGAACATAAGCTAATCGCTCAGTTGCATCCCAGAGTATAATATTAGCCATGTTCTTCCGGTTCGTGAGCTTGTACTTAACATCTAGGGTAAGCCGGACAATGTTTAGCTTCATAGCTTGTAGCTGCGCATCAATCCAGGCTGAGTCCTTTTCTACCAGATAATCGATCTGAGGGGGCGCCGGTTGCTTAACAATCATTTCTAGCTGAGAGATCGACTGCCTAGCCATGGCTAATCGACCCTCAAGTTCTTGAATCTGCTGAGTATATTGAGCAGATTGCCTTGTACACTGCTCATAGCGCAGCTTATACTTACTGCCCCCGAATAGCGTGTCTAGCCAATCATCTAGGAAGCCCATATTACGTTGCCATCTCGTTCAAGATATCCTGCGAGGACCAGCCTACTATGAATGAAAGGGGGAAAGCGTTAACTGTCGGCACCTGCATTGTAGGAAGTAGAATCATGGCCGCGATAAAAGCGGTAAAGATAGCGAATCCCAGCGTCCAGGAGTACCTGCGCTCCCATCTTAGATTTTCTCCCGCTTCTGCAGCTTTATGCTGCTTCTTGAAGAATGGCAATAGCGCTCGGCATAAACAGCCACAGAACAGCCCCATCACTACTACAAGCTCTGGCGGGACATACATCGATATTAAATCTGCCATGATCACCCCCTAAAAAGGCAAAAGCCATCTGCAGGATGGCTCTGCTGTTTCACCCTCTCCGGGCCAGCTAAGTAACAAAGACGAATTGCGAATCCCATGGACAACCTTATATCCATGATACCCCTCATTATGTTAATTATGCAAGGGATCATTCTGTTCGTTTCCAGATCGATTCCTTCACTCCCCGTCGGACCGGCAGATCTCCCTTACCCAGCGATGGGTGCATTTGCATCAATCCATGAGCGAAGCAATCTGCAATATCGTCAGTCTTGGCAGCAGGGAACGAGCAGACCTCGTACAGAAAATCAGACAGCCAGGGCGCCTGCGCTGGAAGCTTCACCCTTCCCGCTTCGACAATACCCGAAACAGCGTTCAATCTCGATGCCTTATCAGTATCAGCCTTGACCGGAATGATCGGCAAGTTGGTGTCTCTGCGTAACTGCTGCACCAGAGAATGGCCGGATGCTTTATGCTCAATGTAAATGTGCGTTGGCTTCCATTGAGCATATTTCATCTTTGCAGCCTGGATCAGATCCGGGAACTCTACCCGCTTGGCCCAGACATCGATCACATAAAAGAACGCGCCGGCTTTTACCCAGGTCATGCACGCGCTCCGGGAAGAAGAATCGTCAAGCTCAAAAGCTGTATCCCAGACCTGGATGCACCGTTCCACCTTGATGCTTTCATTGACCAGGGGATTTTCTTGATCTGAATAATACTGAAACCAAGCTTCTTTGATGATCGATCCCCCTTCTGGCCGGGGATAGCCTTGATATTCTGCTGCATACCAGTAGGGGCCGATTGCCTCTCTGACTTGGAGTAAAGATTGCCTCGGGTACATTTCAGGCCAGAGCGCTTCCCCCTCAGGACGACCCAGAGGATCATCCGGTTCTGCTAACGCTGGAAGATTGATCACCTCCCAGGGATCCCGGGGAAGATCGCTCTCCGGCTTTCGAGATTCGCTTATAAGATACCCAGCTAGATCATCCTCATGCCAGCGAGTTTGTAATAAAATAATCGAGGCGTTAGGTTGCGCTCTGGTTCGAAATGTGGATCTATACCACTGCTTAATAGACTCCCGGTATACCAGAGATAGGGCCTCTTTCTGCGATTTTATGGGATCATCGATAATCAGTAGATCTCCCCCATGCCCGGTGATCGGACCCATCACTCCAGAGGCTAACATGCCCCCACCATAGCCTTTTATGCGCCACTGTGATTTTGACCTTGTGTCCATCGCTAAGGAAAGGCCAAGTTGTGCTTCGTGTTCAACAATCGAATTCCTGACAACGCCGCCCCAGTCGGCGGCAAAGCCAGCCTGATAAGACGCGAGAATCACATGTTTGTAAGGCCAGCGTTTAAGAAACCAAACTGGCGTCCAATGAGAAATCAATTCCGATTTGCCATGCCTGGGCGGAATTGTGACTATCAGGAAGATAGGCCGGTTTTCGAGTTCCTTGACCTTGTTAGATATGAAATCGAGATGATGATACCGCCTCCAGCGCCCGCCTGATAGCTTTTCGGCGAGCGAAGCGGGATCACGCAGCCAGTCGGTATCAGCAACCTCACTTCCGATGTGGGCGCTCATTAAGACGCCCCGAGGATAAGTTCCTATTTATGCCTCCGTACTTTCAATTTCCGCCTTTGTGCTCTATTTAATAAGCACATCTGCTTCTTCAATTGTGCGATCTCTTTTGCTTGATTACTTATCTTATTTTCCAGAATAGTGATTTGGTTATGCCTATCATCTGTAACGAGCTGAAGATTTTCTATTCGGTTGTCATCACGAACATGATTTTTGTGATGGACAAGTTCCCAAGAGTGAAGACATCTGCCAAGATGTTTTGCCATGACAAGACGATGCTCAAATACATAACCTTGTTTGTTTGTCATTGGATAAAAGAAATCCCCAGATTCTAACGAAATGTATATATAGCCCCTGTGGTCTAGTATACGCCCACCTTTCCACCATGAGCTTCTATTACGAGAATGGCCCTTCCCTGCCTCCCTATTTGCACAAGGATTACAACGTCTATGGTGAGGGTGACCTCTGATTAATCCAACCCATCGTTCTTTACCACAGACTTCACAGGCACCCCATATAAATTTATTGCTATAACCATAGCCAATCTCATAACCTGCCCTTATCTCGCCAATTTTAGGCACTACTTTTGTCACATGCCCATCCTTATCAAGAACACGCACCAATTTGGTCGGCGATGGATTAAATTTCATGGATGTCCTCTAAACAGTCTATTAACTGCTGGTTAATATACCCGGGTGATTTGTTGCCACCCCTCGAAAAGGCGGGGTCTGTCATTCCGTCTTTCCCATGATTACCCCTCTCTTTGCGTATAGGTTTCAAGCTGTGTTCGTGATGTCTCTGAATAGTATCGGCGCATCATATCATCCGATAACCGAATGAATTCAGCCTTGCGCTCAGTAGGATTTGGAAGCTCGTTCACAGCCAGGAAGATCAGAGCAAACTCCCTCACTACGGTAGAGGCAAGCTGGATCCAGACTTCTACCCGGCTGGTGGCTTCTCCCCGAGCAAGCCTTTCTCCGGTCTGTGCGCTGCGGTACAGCTGGACCACTTCGGGGATCGACATGGCTAACGTCTTCCCGCGCTCTGTGTCCTTCATTAACTGCTGGAAGAAGTTTAACCCGCCAGCAGCAAGTCCCAGAAGCCCCTGGGCGAATTGAACATGCCGATCGTTCATCTTCTCCACCTGAGTAGCTAGGGCTTTTTCCCTGCGCTGGACCTCGATAGCGTTAAGCTCCAGGAATCTCTTTTGCCACTCAAACCTCACCGAATACTTTTGCAGCGTGCGAATGGAGCATTTCACCCCCATCTGACTGCACATTTCAGCTAACTTGGGTAAGCTGCGATCAACGCCCAAGAAGCGGTAAACCATAAACAGCATCTCAGCCTTCTGCTTGGTACGCTCCTGGCGCCATAGCGCTTTCTGTTCCTTAGAGGCCTTCATCCCTGTCATACCTCCATTACTTCCTGAGAAGCCTTATGTTAGTAATTTCGGAAATACCTCTGCTAATTCTGGTTTCGCTAGTTCGCTGCTTACCCTGCCATCTGGTAGCATCATGTAGGCAAAGAAAGCTGCCTCAACTCCTAACACACTTGCAGTCATAGCCTTAGCCTTGACATCGTGGTAAAGCATCGTGGTTGCCTGCGTTTTAGCCGCAGTTTCTTTGCCTGAGTATGTCGGGAGTACAGGCCAGACAACCTTGTATCGTTGCTCTTTGAATTTGAAGGCGAGCATATATGCTGCCTGTTCATTGGTAGACCCGAAGCCATCGGCTATTATCTCGCCACCCATATCTCTTATGACCTTCTTTGCTCGGTCTATCCACATATCGGGCGAACTACAGCTTGTTTGCCAGTAGTGGCCAACATCTTCTGCGTATGGTAAATTCATGTTTCCTTCTCCTGATAAGCCTTCCCCATGCTATTTGCCCTTGCTTAATCGACTGAAAGTATGCTCCATGCCTCTATACCCTTTCTTGGGATCCCCGCGGGGACGTGCTTTCCAATAACCTCTGAGAGAAAGCTCAGTCTTGAGGACACGATAGATGCCCTGCCGGCGTGTCATATGCCGGATCTCTTGACCGAGTTCCTCTAGATTAATACCGCTAGGATAGGCACCCAGCCTCGACATTGGCAATAATCTGAGTGCATACTCTTTCAACTCTGCATGGCACCTTCGGCAGAGGCTTATGCCATTGTCAACTCTTAGTCTCAGTCCCGGATAGGTATAGCGTGACTTGATATGATGAGCAACAACATGCTTTTTCGACCCGCATTTCCGGCAAATATTATTATCCCTGGATAAAACCGCTAATCTCCAATCACGCAAATTCGGTGCCTTCTTTTTTATTGGCGGGTTCTTCATATTGCCTGTCACACTGCAACCTCGTCTTCTGATATTGTCCAGCAATTATCAAAGGACTGTTCGCCTTTCTGTAACAGGAGAATGAGATATTGCGCACCACAATAGGGACAGCAAAAACGATTATTTAAGTCTGCCTCAGTCCAAACTTTCCGGCAGAGGCCACACTGCCATCGAATTGCTCGTTCGCTCGTGTTCATTAGCCTATGCTTAATCTCCCCTTAGGCAATAGTATTTGAGTAGACCATAGTTGTCAAGCCCCTGCTATAACCTTGGCATTTGAGCGGTAATATTATTAGCAAAGTGGCCAGGGGAAGAGATTCCAAACTGATCATGGTAATTCACCGCCAAAACATTACTATCTGGAGCGCTGCTGGATACGATGAGCGGAAAAGACTGTCAAGTTAGCCCTGGTAAAAGGATGCGGAATTATTACCGGGCAATAACAGGGATCATGGGGCTGAAAAGCGGGCTGGATGGTCCCTGGGAGGGCTAAGGATGGGGGATAAAGTTTGCCGGCGTGGAGAAAACATCGAATTGATCAAGACAAGCCTCGAGAGATTTCTGCATAGCTAGAAACACGAATAGAGGTAAAAGCCTCGAGCGAAAAATGGCACAAAAAAAGGGGCGTGTTAAGCCCCTCTCTTTGCTGGGATCACTGGACTAGTTTGCTGAAATGAAGCCGAAAAGTCGTCCACTCAGCTTCAGTTTACGAACTTTATCAATGTTGAGACGCAAAGCCCCATTGACGATACGAAATAGCTCATTCCTGAAACGAAGTTCTGGTTTCATGATGCAACCATACAACTTTGCGAAATTGCGCAAGTTAGATCAATCAGCGCTGATCTAGCAATTTACCGTATGTCTGCAGCCATGCTATCTGTACCGAAGCATCCCAAGAATTGGAGAATGGGGGAAAAGCCGGCAACGGATCATCCTCCGGCTTCGCCCAGCGCTGTAGCATATACTTCATCGTACTAGGTGGAATCCCCCATTTCTTGCGTGTCTCTGCTGTTCCGATCTTCTGTAGATCTCGAACAATATCCTCTCGATGCGCATCGTAATACTTGGCCCTTTCTTTAGGATTAGGGCGCCCTCGCTTCTTGATCGGTTTTTCTTCCACTAGCTCAACTCCTTTCTTGAAGGTCCGTCCACAGCCCCAGCAGTGAATATCACCTTCTGGATCCAGTTCTAAGGTCCTGGTATGGCATCCCGGGCATTTGTCGCCTACCGTGAGCTCTGCCATCGCTTTATCCTTTCGGAAACTCCCGGCGTCCCTCTGTCAGTCTGTAATCGCCCCAGGCTGTGTTCAGAATGTTATCCTTGATAAACACCGGAACATTAGCAGCATCAGCCGCGGTAATGATCTCCCGTACCCATGCCGGAGGCGGTACAGCTACAAACTTGGTAAAAGTCTTGTTGTCTCTCACTTCTAGCGCTGGGTATCTCGCACGAAGCGCTTGCATATCAACCAGCGAACCGGTACAAGCGCCGATGATAACCCAATCAAATTCATCAATCGAATCAAGTCTATGTTCTTCTGCGCACTCGCCGCCATTGATCTGCTCCAATAAAGGCTCGAAGCTAACGAATTTTACCCTAGCCTCTATCTTTGCTATGTTGCTAACGCCCTCATAATAGGATTCTTGATTCGTAGCTGTCACCCCCACCCAGCAATTCTCCGGGAAGGGACTAAACTTGATTAAGTTCTGAGCTTGCTTACTGAGCAGATAATATCGGTTATAGCTGGTATGCTCAATAACTCTCAGGACTTTTCGTGTCCATTCTTCGGGGACGCCGATACCAAACAGGTCTGACATATCACAGATAAAGATTCCTTTCCCCTTCGGTGGCTTAGCTGCTAGTATGCCATCTACTTGCTTGATAGTAGCATGCCCGATAAGCTGACTTAACCTCTCTTCCCAGAAGCGAGGATAGAAGGGGTCAAGCTCAGCCTCGACCTGTTTCTGCATCATATTGAGTGGCATATCGCTTATTATCTGCGAGACTGCAGTATTGGGATTCGCCAAATATAGAGACTTCAATCGTGTGTGGGCTAATTTCCATGCGTAACAGGGAAATAGCCCACCCAGGCATAACCCCTCTGGCGTGTGATTCAAGCACCCGCTGAGGGGATTCGAGGTATACCCCGGGGATCTATCTGGATTCTGCGCCCATTCGATATCCGTTAAGTGCATTTGATTCCCCCTTTCTCTATGATTTCTAGCGCTTGCCTAACAATTCGCCGGTGCTTCATGGTCCGTGCCTTCTCCTTGCCTCGAAGATAGACCGCCCCATAAAGCGCATCGCTCTGAGAATGATTTAATATTCTGGCTGCAGTGCATTTTCCCAGCGGGCATGAGAGATCAAGGCTTACCCCTAAAAGCCGACAAAGAAATGGCCGTACTGAGTAAATGCTACACTTCTGTTCTGAGATAAGGTAAGGACATGCCCCTTCCTGTGTTATATCAAGGAAGTCTCTATGTTCAACATGATGCTCTGCGCACCAGATCTTAACATTGTGAAGCTCAGCTAGGCTGGGGAATACCGGGCCGCAGCATCTTCCGCATCCTTCGGGGCAAACAACCTTCGGGATCTGTTCATAAATACTTTCTAGCTGCAACCTATTTAGCATGATCTCGATTCTTCCCCCTTTCTTAAATCAACCTGGCAGGGCCGCGTTAAATGCTACGTAAGGCGCCTGCTATGCGCTCACCCTGCCAAGCGCCTTCGCTCGGCTGCTCCGCTGCTACCGGGCAAAAGCTTCTCTACCCTCCTTTCTTAAAGATTTTCTCCAGGATCCAGTCAATGATCTGCTTGATAAGGTCCCATATCCCGAAGGCCTGCGGTGACTCAGGTATGGGATCGCCCTCCGGTACAGGCGCCGGCGGTAGATCGGGCTGTGGATCCGGGGCTGGGACCGGGGCTGGGACCGGCGCTGGCACTGGTTCTGGCACCGGCTCTGATTGCCCCTTGATCTCTAGCTCAATGTCTATTATGGGTGAAGGGAGCACTTGCACGTGTGAGGTTATGGTAATCTGCCCTCGATAGATGCCAGCAGCCATCCCCACCGATCTGCAGTTTACCCGGATATATCTCGGGGTAGTA